GTTTGGGGAGGCGAGATGAGTTTTGATTCTACGGGGTTAACGGGGGGGTGGAGGGAGTATCCGGCGTTCCAGGTTGCGCCCAAGAGAGACATGTGGTTAGTGCCTGTCCTCCTGATAGGGTTGGTTATCTGTATCGGGATTGGCGTGATAAGGGACAGAGTTCGCCACAAGGGCGCTCAGGGGGCAGCGGTTGAGTCGAGCGATGGCCAGTACAACACGATTGAGGTATCGCGGTGGTGAAACCGATGCGCCCCAATCCTCTGAGGAGGGGCGAATAGGGGTCCCGGCGGGAATTTCCGAGAACGCCGAGGAGGGATGATGCCGGTACATAAGGTCAAGGGCGGATGGAAGTGGGGCAGCAAGGGGAAGGTGTACCCCTCGAAGGCGGCAGCGGAGCGGCAGGGGCAGGCGGCGTATGCGAGCGGGTACAAGGGCGGGGGGAAGAAGTGCAAGGGAGGCAAGGCGAGGTGAGGATCGCCGAGTTTGTCAATCTGGTGATTCGGGTGCTGCCGTGTTGTTTGACGAGATGGAACGGACGGCATCCCGGTGTCTGGACAGGGGAAATGCAAATGAGACGGCTTCTCTGGATACTTGTGGTGGTCGCGATTCTGGGGGTGCTGGCGATGCGATTGCAGGCGGCGGACACGGTGACGAACCGGGGAAGCGCCGAGTACACTCTGGTTGACGGGTCGATTGTCGCGGTGGAGAGCAATGAGGTGTCCATCGTCAAGGGACTGCCCCCAAAAGCGGGTGCTGGCGGTAGCTTTATCGCGCCGGGGATGGAGTTGGAGTGCACGTTCGAGGTGGACCTGGGCCCTTCGTCAGAGATACCGATGCAGCGGGCCTATGTGCCCAGTTATGGATGTGTGGTGGTCGAGGGATCGGTGAGGGTTGAAAACACCACAGGGAACATTGTGGGGGTAAATCCGCTGGTTGTGGAGTTCACGGCGGTCGAGGCTTCGACGGTGGCGGTGATCCGGTATCGGATTCGGAACTGAGGCAAGGCGAGGTGAGCGAGGAGCGGATTCAGGTTATAGGGTGGGAGAAACCGCACGGAGAGATACTGACGGGGAGTTGGGTCCTGCGTTCCGAGATCGAGGCGGTGGTGCGGGACAGAGTGACGATGCCGCAGGTACGAGGCGAACTCCTTGATGCCGTGCGTACAGCGTTGCTCTTTCTTGACGAGGGATCGCCGGCGCATGATGCCTTGATGGCGTTGCAGAGCGGCATCGTCATAGACGACAGGCCCGTGACCGAGGCAGACATAGCCGCGGGAAAGAAACTCCTCGCGGAGCATCCTGAAATTGGGGAGACCGATCCATCTGTCGCCAATCGAACGCGGGATATACCCGACCCCCTCCGCGAGGCCGTACGGGAGTTGGTGGAGATGTTGGATGGCCTAGAAATAGACGCGAAGGACGCGACCTTGACCACGAATCAGCGCCTCCGATTTGCACAGGGTTACTACCCGATCCTCGCCAAGGTCCGTGAGCACCTGGAGACTGAATGAGCGCCTATGGCGGTCACGAGCGGCGGGGAATACCGTATCCGGGGGTTGGGAGGCCCAAGGGCATGAAAGTCGGCATTGTGGGGATGGGGTATGTGGGGCAGGCGGTCGCCCGCGCATGTTACGGGCATGAGATAGTGGCGGTGGATAACGAAACTTCCTTCGGCGGCAACGACGGCATGCGGTTACCGGCGTGGCGTCTGGTGGATGAGTGGGGCGACCGGGTGAATGAGTGTGAAATCGTCTTCGTCTGCGTTCCAACGCCCACGAAAGACAATGGCATCGTGAATACGACGGCGGTAGGCGAGGTACTTTCCTGGCTGGATGCGCCCCTAATCGTGATTCGGAGCACGATGTCAGATGAATACTACAAGCACGCGAACACGGTCTATCAGCCCGAGTTCATCGGCGAGTCTCCCTTTGCGCCCTGGCGAGAGGAAACCGATGTTAGCCTGGTGGTTGCCGCAGGAGAGAAGGCGCAGGAGGTATTGGACTTCTGGAAACCTATCCTGGGGCCGCGAGTCGCCTACATCGCCACGGACTGGCGTACGGCGTCGGAAATCAAGTATGCGATCAACTGTCACGGGGCGGTGAAGGCGGCCTGGTGGCGAGAATTCCTCTCCGCCTGCGCGAATCCCGATGAGGTACGCAACGCGGTCATGGCGATTCCGTGGATCGACCCCTACCACACACTGCCAATCGGCGATGGCGTGGGCGGGAAGTGCTTCCCGAAGGACCTGAAGGCGTGGGTGGGCGCGCATGGGGGACAGATAGGGACTTCGGCGCTGGCGCAGATGGATGTGGTGAGCAGTAAATGAGTCTCTGTGGGGTTTGCGGTGGTACAACCGCAATCCGTAGCTGAGTTGGTCGGGGCTGACCCGGCATATGTAGCGAAATTGGGTCGCAAGGTAGGGTTGCGGCGGCTCCGTGAGTGGTGCATGGAGGACCCCTGGCGCGTCGCAGACCTCTCGCCGAGTCCGGCGCAGCGAGAACTCACGGACACGGACAAGGGGACCGTGATCTATACGGGAGGTTATCGTACCGGGAAATCTGAGGGAATGGCGCTCAAGTTTCTCCAACGGGCCTACCGCTGGCCCTCGGTCCCACTCCTGATATGTCGTTACGAATACAACATGCTCTATCACTCTACGATGGTCTCTCTGGCCGGGGCGTTATCGGCGCTTTTTGCGCCTCCGGGGGTAGAGTGGAAGAACCTAGATGACCCGGATTTGCCGCGGGATGTCGCCTTGTGGAGGGCTGGGGTCCGGCAGTTGAAGTTGCCGGGTGGGGCGGCGATACAGTTTCAGCATCTCAAGGACGCCCAGAGGCTTGGTTCGACCGAGTATGGGGCCATCTGGATAGAGGAGGCCAGCGAGGTCCCTAACGGGTATAACCCGGAGGACGCCTCAGACATGACGCCGGAAATCTACGTCATGCTCCAGGGGCGGCTGAATCGGGTGGGGATGTCGAAGAAGTGGGGTGCATCGGTGCCGCAGATGTACGTGACAGCCAACTACGCGGGCCATAACTGGGTTTGGCAACATGCCGTAGAGTCGCCCAACCGGAACACCGTACTCATCCAGGGTTCCGCGTTCGACCTCAAGGAGAAGATGAGGGGTGGGCAGCCCGCCGTGCCTGCCGATTGGTTCGAGCGCGCCGATGGGTGGCCCGAACAGCACAAGAAGCGACACCTCTACGGCTCCTGGGACCAGCGCGAAGGCAAGGTCTTTATCGGCTTCACGAATGCGAACGTCATTGACGACTTCTTCCTTCCCCGCGATTGGCCCTGCATTCGCGCCCACGATCCCGGCGTGACGGGAGCCGCCTGGGTCTGGATCAGTGTGGCGAAGGACGTGGAGAAGTGGCGTGCCAAGGGGTATCCGATACCAAGTGAGGAGTGCAAGACGTGTAAGGGTGAGGGGTGCGACAGTTGTGGTGGGCGCGGTTCAATATGCCTGGTGAAGAACGGCGACATCATCACCTGGGACGAATATTGTCCCGAGCAGGTGGACATCGCCGAGCAGGTTGCCCATGTGCTGGATCAGGACACGAAGACGGGCGTGCAGGTGGCATTCACGGGGATAGACCCCAAGGATGCGCGCCAGATCACCGGACGGGGACTGAAGAACAGCGAAGAGCAACTCAAGGACTTGGGTATTTTCCCCGTCGTGCGGTCCCAGTCCGAGGAAACACCCTTCATCCAGAAGGCCAACCAGGGATTCGTTGACCGCAAGTATCTGTTCATGCGGCGATGCGGGACGCTGATTCGACAGATACGGGACGAGGTGTGGGACGAGGTGGCGATGCAGCGGCACGTAGAGCAGCGCAAGTATTCGCGCAAGCACCACGTTCTCGCCGCCTGGAAGTACGGGATCATGCTGGAGCCGGAGCATCTCGTATTAGACGAACCGACCATCGACCGCGGCAAGTACAAACCGAAGGGAAGCACGGGGTACTAGGGAGGCAACGATGAGACTACCGTGGGTACAGAGAAGGTTAGAAGGCGAATACAGGAACAAGAAGTTGGATTTGAAGTGGTTCAGACAATGGGAGGACGTTCCGCGGGAAGACAGTCAACTCCACGTCTACGTATCATATCCATCCCCGGAACCATTCGGATTCACTATGACGGGAATATCGCGCGAAATGCAAACGCGTATGATGACCGATGAGGAGTGGAAGAAGTGGCGGAGGGATATGGAAGCGTCTCGCCGGGAAGTGCTGAAGTCATTGAAGGAGGCGGAGGCCACGTTGGGATCAGCGACAGTGCATAGGATAAGTCAGGAACTAGGTGATCCCTACTACATGCCATTTACGTCCGTACCGGCGGGGGAACCGACGAGTCAGTAGCGGAGGCTGAAAGCGATACGGAATGACGGTTGAAGATTTGGGGTTGGGGACAATCGAAGAACCGGAACTGATAGAACCGGAGCCGATGGTGGGCGAGGCGGAAGAGGATGTGATCGAGTACAATCCCTCTGTCATATTCTCGAAGCCGGAGCAGCGGGAGGAGTTGGCGAGGGAGTTGTCCGAGGAAATCAACACCGCCCTGAAAGCCAAGTCGGACCTCCACAACTCCATGCGGGAATGGAACGATCTCTATGAGGGCGTGAAGGCACGGAAGTCGAGTCCGTGGGAGGGGTGCGCGAACATCCACATTCCAATGACTCGCTGGATGATCGACACTACGGCTGCGAACATCTGCCGCACGATCCTGGGAACGACCCCGATTGTACGCATCGAACCTCGTGGTGGGGAGGATGAGGAACCCGGTCGTAACTGGCAGGCGTGGTTGCAGTATCTCTCAGAGAGACGCCTGGGCCTCAAGGGGAAGCTCAAGGAGATCATCACAGCGACCCTGAAGCACGGCAAGGGGTTGGCGAAGCTCACCATCGAACGGAAACTCCAATATATGAAGCGGATTCAGGGTGATTTTGTTATCGAGAAACAGGTCGAGAACAAGGGACCGCGCCTGGACTTCGTCGAGATGCGGGACTTCGTGTTGGTGCCTGCTGAAGCCCGCAGTATCTCGGAGGCGGTTGGAGTCGGCGACAGACGGTACGTTCACCTGGACTGGATACGACAGCGGGAAGCGTTGGGGGTCTTCGACAAGGGGGTCTACGACGAGGTGAAGGATTCCCCCGGAGTTAGCGTGCCCCAAACCGAGGTGGTGGACCGCATCGGCGTCAAGGTCAACGAGAACGTCGGCAAGGCATTCGTGCGATTCGAGCACTGGGAGTACATTCGCTCTCTGCCTCTGCGCTGGACGGACAGGGGCTTCGTCTACGACCCCGAGAAGGGCGAGATGCGAGATTGCCTTCTCGACCTACTCATGGGAGAGGGGTCCGGTTCCGATACCGGAGAGTCGAGCGGGCAAGGTGGCGTCATCGCCCGCTGTATCCTGTACCCCTGGATTCACGGACGGCGGCACTACATCCCGTTTACGGCGAATCCGCGGGAGGGACAGTTCTACGGCAAGAGTTGGTGCGAACTCCTCAAGGACATCAACGACGAGATGGACACGGAGCACAATATGCGCCTCGACTGGGGGGCGATGTTGCTCCGGCGTCCGATGATTATAGAGCCGGGTATCAAACTCACGGATGCCTACGGGAACACCCGCATCAAGATGGCTCCCGGCGAATTCATTATCTCTGACGATTCTAATGCAGTCAAGTTTCTCGAAGTGCCCGAGACGCCTCCTTCTTCCGAGCGGGAAGAGGCGGTGCTTCTGGACTACGCGGAGCGGGCGACGAGCGTTACGGAGGCGCGTGTTGGCAGAAGCGAACGCGGCCGCAAGACTCTGGGTGAGGTGGAAATGGTTGAGTCACAGGGCAATGTCCGCTTCGACGACATGGTGGACTCCATTCAGGGGACATCGGACTACGAGGAAGGTGGGGGCATCAAGGAACTCTTCTACCAACTCATGGGGTTGACGATGCAGTTTGCCGACGAGGGGCAACCTTTCCGGCTACTCGGTAAAGACCTGGCGTTGACTATGCCCAAGGACATGGAGGAAGTCATCGGCGCGTACGACTTCATTCCCCAGGGCAACAGTTCCACCAGCAATATCAACAAGCAGAAGGAAGGGGCGGTACTGCTCTATCGGGAACTTATCCAAAACCCGCTGGTGCTGATGAACCCGAATCTCCAGTACAACATCACGAAGAACTTCCTCCTGCGGTACGGGGAGAAGAACTGGCAGGAGATGATCGGACAACAGCAAGAGGCGGCGCAGGCGTGGTTGCAGGAGATGCAGGCGAGACAACACGGAATTCCGGCCGATCAAGCCGGGGGAGGGGGTGGAGGTGCCGGGTACGGAGCGGGCCAAGCAGGAGCAGTTGCAACGCCTCAAGCGGGATATTGATACAAGCCTATTATGGGCGAAGATGGATGAGTGGCTTCGGGAGTGTCGGGATGGTGCGGTGAATCATATGTTGAAGGCGAACACTCCGGCAGAGATACACAGGGCGCAGGGTGAGTACGCTGCAATCGAACGGGTATTGCGAGCGCCCAAGGGTGAGATAGCACAACGAATACAGGCGGTGGAGACGACAAAGGATGAGTGAAGAGCGGCTGGACGAGAAAACCGACAGCTCCAAGAAATCGGAGGCAGAAGAGAAGGAAGAATCGAAGCTCCTTGCTGGCAAGTATGCCAGTGTGGAAGAGTTAGAGAAAGGGTATGCGGAAGCGCAGAACAAGATCGGCGAGTCGGGTGCGGACCTCAGACGCTTCGGGGCACTGAAGGCGCAGGTCGAGGCGATGGGGTTGCAGATCGACGACGATGGCAACATGCGATACGTAGCCAGTACGCCCGATCTGACCGATGATGACAATCAAGGGGAGGATGTGGACGCGAAGGTCGCGCGGCTGGAGAAGGGACTTGCGGAGATGAGCCAGACGCTCGACGTTGCTACGCGTTCCATCGCGTCGACATCAAAGCAGCTTCTACTGTCGAACGTGCCGGAGGGATCGAAGACGAAGGCGGCGGAGATTTACGACGAGATGTTGGGGAGGGTTCCGGCTCGGCAGCGGCTCGATAAGGGCACCCAGGACGCCGTGCGTCGCGTTGTCATCGGGCAACTGATGGAAGAGGGTGCGTTCAACATTCCGGCGACCACCACCGACGATCCGGTGCCCGGCGGGAAGACCGTCAACCTGGGGAAGATCATTCCCGAAACGTCGCGACCCTCGACGGGTAGCGGGACGCAGAAGGCGACGCGGTTGACTGGCTCGGCGAAGGAAGCACACGAGGGCCTGAGTAAGGCCATGAAGGATATGGGCGTGGAGATGACGGAGGCGGAAACGGCAGATGGGATTGAGGCCGTCCGCCAGCGCAGAAGGAGCGTAGAGTAATGCCAGCACCGGCAGGACGTAAGCGCGGCGAACGCCGCATAGTGCAAAAGAGTAAGACGGCACCGACGCCCGGTCGCATGACAGACATCACTCGTGTTGATGGGGAACCCGGCAAGAAGTATCGTTGGGTGGACACGACCAATCGCAGGAAGTTGCGGACAGCGCAAATGCTCGGGTACGAACCTGTGCCTGCTGATTCCGTTGACTTCGAGGGTCTGAACGAAGCGAAAGTCCGTCCTATCATGGGGGAGAAACGAGAGGACGGGACGGTACGGGAACGCGGACTACTTCTGATGCAGACGGATGAGAAGGACTGGGGGAAGCGCCAGCGGGAGAAGGCTCAGGCGAATGCCAACCAGGTCCACCGTGACAAGGTGAAGTACGTCGAGGAGCAACTCAGTGCAGGTGTGATGACCGAGAAGCAGGCAGAAGCAATTATGAAGGATGGTATCAACATCGACAATAGGTCACATGCTTAAGGCTGCATCGCGCTCGTACAGCGCGTGTCGTATCTAGTGCCCCCCACAAGGGGACCAGAGAAGGCATCGGACTGCCCCAGCGGACACGGGATACCAGCGATGACCGACTCTACACGGTGTAAACGGCGGACCCGTTGCCGCAACGGACACCCCGCCGAGGCTTGCCCCCAGGGGTGGGGACACCAAGCCAACCGGAAGAACGGTCGTTCTGTGTGGACACGGGCCATGGGCCTCCCATCCGGGAGACACCCCTTGACGTGAAATACGTTTACCAAGGGAAAAGCTCATGGCAGAACCACTCAGGGGTTTCCAGTGGCTCTACAATATGCGCGGCGGCCAGATGCAGGTCATGGAACTCCCGGTCAAGATTTCACAGACCATTTACCGGGGAACCGTCCTGTGTCTCTCTGATACATCTGGTTCCGTGCGGATAGTAGCCGACGCGGATACCTCTCTATTCGGCGTAGCCCTCCACTCGAAGACCACCAGCTCCTCTCAGAAGACGGAGACGATTCAACTCGTCCCGTTCGCCGTAGGGGCGGTTTTCGAGGCGGTGGGGGCTAAGTCAACTATGACGATGGCAGCGAATAACCCCGCTGCTGCGTATCGGAACCTCCACGCCGACATCAAGTTGCCGACTGCGGCCTATTCGAGAATCGACACTGGCGCGGCAACTCTGACTTTGCGTATCGTCGGTTGGGACAAGCGGACAGAAAACGAGACTGGTGCCGGCCGTAAGTGGCGCGTCACCATCGCCGCTGATGCATCCCAGGTCCAGACAACGCAGTCTGTGGGGACGTAATGGCCGCGGAGATCAACAGAGGTTTCCGCTGGCTCTATAACTTTGGCGGCGGACATATGGAAGTAGAACGGCTCCCTGTAAAGATTTCGCAGACGATTTACAAGGGAACCATCGTGAACCTGTCCGCCACATCCGGTTCCGTTCGAGTAGTTGCGGAAGCGGACACGTCACTCTATGGGGTGGCGCTCCACAATAAGACGACGAGTGCTACCCAGAAGACGGAGTATCTGGAAATCACCCCGTTTGTAATCGGGGCCGTCTTCGAGGCAGTTGGCGCCCCATCCACGATGACGATGGCCCGTCGGACTGCCACTGTCGGCTTTATGAACCTCCATGCTGATGTCGAGATACCGACGGCTTCATATTGCCGGATCGACACGGCGGCAGCGGTGCCCACTCTACGCATCGTGGGTTGGGACCAAGACGAGGGAGGCGGTGAGGATGTAACTGGGGCGGGTCGCAAATGGCACGTTACCATCGACCCGACCTTTTCTCAGTACCAGACAACGCAGGAAGCTTAGAGGAGATAGAGTATGCCAAGCACCACTGGCGCATTTTCGGAGTTGATCGAACCTGGACTGAGCAAGGTATTCTCTACCGACCTCAAGTTGGCTCCGTTCCAGGCTGAGAACATCTTCAACGTGCTTACATCGGGTAAGCACACCGAAGATGATTTGACCATTGGCGGACTCGCCACGATGCCCGAACTCGACGAGGGTGCGGGTATCAGTTACTACGATCCCACCCAGGGATACAAAAAGACGTACACCCACGTTGGGTACGGGATGGGTTTTGCCGTTACCCGCATCATGTGGGCGGACGACCTCTACAAGCAGATGGCGGCGGCGTCGCGCAAGCTCGCTCGTTCGGCCAAGAAGACGTTTGAGACAGTCTGTGCTAACGTCTTCAACAACGGGTTTTCGAGCGATTACACGGGAGCGGACTCCGTTGCGCTGTTCAGTTCCTCGCATCCACTTCTCGCCGGATCGACCGACGCGAATATGCCGTCCAGCGGCGTGGACCTCAACCTGACCACGTTGGAAAACGCGGTCACTGAGTTCCGTGGCTTCCTGGACGACACCGGCGCGAAGCTCGCGATCTCGCCGCGCTACCTCGTGGTTCCTGCGGGCGAACAATTCAACGCCGAAAGGCTCGTTGGCTCAGCGAAGGACCCCGAGGACGCATCGAACGCGATCAACCCCCTTCACAATAAGCTCACCGTGAAGGTGTGGGACTATCTCACGGACGAGGACGCCTGGTTCCTGATGGCGGCTCCGGCGGATCACCAGATGAAGGTGTTCTGGCGGGAGCGTCCGATCTTTTCGAGCGACGATGACTTTGACACGGGCAATGCCCTGTTCAAGGCTACCATGCGGTTCGTACCGGGGTGGTCGGACTGGCGTGGCGTGTATGGTTCGGCGGGCGCGTAGGAATGCGACCCGATTTGGTGCGGGAGGGCGCGGGGATACCCCCCACCGCCTCCACCTCTGCGTCCCCCGCACCTCTTACTGGAGGCGGTGAGAAAGTAGCAAGGACGACATGGGAAACGGGATAACGGCTTTCAAGAGCATAATCGCAAGCGCCGGAATGCCGGTCCTGCCGGGTGCCGGTGCATCCGGTGTGCCGTCCACGGGAAAGGTCTTCTTCGTGGACAGCGGATCGGGTTCTGACAATCACGGTGGGCGAAGCCCGAAGCGGGCATTCGCGACCCTCGACAAGGCTATTGGGATGTGCACCGCATCCAGCGGTGACGTAATCTACGTCATGGAGGGTCACGCCGAGACTATCGCGAGTGCGACTGCGTGCGTGGTGGACGTTGTGGGAGTCAAGATCATCGGTCTTGGTTCCGGCCGCGCCCGCCCGACCTTCACTCTCTCGGCCACAACGTCGATTATCGCCATGTCCGCAGACGACTGTTCCATCGAGAACTGTGTCTTCGTGGCTGGCGTGTCGGCAATCGTGAAGGGCATCTTCGTGACCGGGGATGACTGCACCGTTGCTAATTGCGAGTTCAACTTCTCGACGACCGCATACGACTTCATCCGCTGTATCGACGTTGCTTCCGCAAACCGAGTGACCGTCACTGGCAACGTCCTCATAGCGGAGAACGCGGTAGTGGGTGCTGGCAGCGGCATCGCCGTGCATGACAGCGATGACGCGGTTATCCAGGGCAACTCCTTCAGCGGGAACTTCGGTTCCGCCTGCGTGAATGTCCTGGGGACCGTGACTCACAACATCTACATCTCCAACAACCGCGGCAGGAACGACGACAAGACCGCGGGGCGCGGCGTTTACATCGCCGTGGCCTCCGGCGGCTTGATTGAGTTCAACCGCTTCGTCACGGCATACACGGGGCCGAAGGACGACACCATCGACCCCGGACTGTGCGGCTGCATCGAGAACTACGTTGCCGCGACGGATTCGACTGACGAGGCGGGTGTCCGTATCCCGTTCGAGGGCGGTGAATCGGGTTGGCAGGTTGCCTATGCCGACTGCACGGCGTTCAAGGGCGAGACCGCCAACGGCCGCGGCAATGACGCTGGCACCAAGGACCCGTACCCGATCTTCCACGTTAAGGGCCTTGTGGAGTGCCAGGTCTATGGCATCTGCACGACGACCCTTCTGGGAGACACCGCTACCATTTCGGTGGGTGTGACTGGAGCTACCGGCCTCTTTGTAGCCAAGCTCACTGCCACAGACATCGATGCTGGTCAGGCCGTGCATGGAGCGTTCCACCAGACTGGTCTGAACGCAACCGCCATGTATAAGGTCGTGCGCGAAGGCTCGATCTCTGAGTACACCCACGGCGATAACGTCGGCACCGGCTACCTCGACTACGTTTGTCGATGGCGACCGTTGATGGCTGGCAGCAACGTGGACTCCGTAGCGTAAGGGGAATGTGTGGGGGGTCGCAAGGCCCCCCACCCTCACAAGGGAGGCAACGTGAAAGAGTTGGAAGGATTACCGAAACCGTGGATCGTGGACGTAGGCGGAGGGAACGACCCGTTCGCTTTAGCCAACATCATCGTGGACAAGTATCCGGGCCAAACGATGCACCGGAGAATGAAGAAGTGCATCCCGGCTGGCGACGACGAGTACATGCCTCTGATAATCGGTAACCGGCGCTTCATTGAAGCCGACGTAGAGGCGCTTCCGTTCCTTGATAAGAGCATAGACTACATCTACTGTTCGCACGTACTGGAACACGTCGAGCATCCACTTACGGGACTGAGCGAACTGAACCGCGTGGGTATCTCGGGAACAGTTGTGGTTCCACACATACGCCAGGAAGTGCTCTTCAAGGTCGCTTGGAAGGAAAAACTCAAGTCACATAAGTGGGTGTGCTGGCGGGATTCCGCAACACTAGTCTTCATGCGCTACGACACGCTTGACCCGGATGGTGTGAAGAAGCTGGTCGAGCATATGCACCTGGACAAGGTGAACGCGATAGATGCCTATGTTGAGATTCGGATGCACTGGGGTCCCGAGGCGGATAGGTTCAAGAGCGGCCTTCATGCTGTGATAGTCGAGATCGATCCAGGCGACAATCCCGAGGAGTTGTTCGATCTGGAGGCCGGATGGGTATGGGACCTCGCGGGGTTTGGGACGGGAGGTAGGGATGCAACTTGATGGTGTCCCGCGCCCGTGGATAGCGGACATCGGCAGCGGGGGCGCACCCGTTCCTTTCGCAAACATCCTGGTCGAGAAGTTCCTGGGGGAGACACCCCACCGAACGGGAGGCATTGAGTGCATCAATCAGATGTTGATAGAGGGCGACATCATGGATTTGCCCTTCGAGGATGGTCAATTGGACTTCGTATATTGCAACCATCTGCTCGAACATCTGGATAGGCCCGACCTGGCGATGAAAGAGTTGCATCGGGTGTCCGCCAAGGGCATGATCGCGGTGCCTTCGGTTGAATCCGAGGCGGTTGACCTGTACTTCATGCCGGAGAAGCCGCCGGTGCATCAGTGGCTTTCGTGGCGCGACGGGTACGATCTTTGTATGATGCGTTTCCCTCGCGGTGACCGTGTGGCGGCGATCAAACTATTGATGCTGATGGGTTCGTGGCCGCCCAACGCAAGAACACAGTGGCAGGAGGTACGACTCGCTTGGGGATGGGGCCAGTGGTCGGCGCAGGTTGAGGTTCACCGGCTACAGATCAATACACAGGAATGGGAGGCGGTGGGGCAATGAGTGGGGGTAAGGCGTTGGCTTTATGTATGATCGCTCGCAACGAGGTGCAGTCGATCATACACTCGATGGAGAGTGTGCGGAACCTTGTCAACGAAATAGTGATCGGGATAGACCCGACGACGACGGACAACACGAAGCGGGTCGTCGAGGAGTGGCTGAAAGCCTGGGACGCGTCCGGCGAGAAGTGGAAGGTCATCGACGGGCTTTCCGTGGAAGAGGTCGGGTTCGCCGAGGCGCGCAATGTCGCTATCGAACAGGTCACTTCGGAGTGGATTCTCCAGCTCGACGCCGACGAAGTGATGCCCGAGCGCATGACGGTGCAGATGCCGGGGGAGGGTGGACGGTGGACTGACCGGACATTCATGCCGCACCAGATGCTTCGGAGCGTTCTGAACTCCGTGCAACCCGAGTTGGACCTTATCGCCATACCCCTCGTGATGCTGGACAACGATGGAGTCTTCACGAGTTGGTTCCTCGGCGAGCGACTCTACCGCAGGCACGTTCGCTTTGATGCGCCGATGCACAACTTCTGCATCAACGTCAAGCAGGGAGCAACGGGGCCGCAGGACCTGGCGATATTCCACTCTCGCCGTTACCGACCGGAGGCGGAGCGGGCGCAGCGGGCGGAGCAACGGGTTCGGATGGCGGAGAAGTGGCTCATGCCGCGGTACGAGAAAGACCCGTCCGACACCAGGAGTATGTTCTACGCGGCGGGGACGCTCAACGACGCGAAGCGATACCCGGAGGCGGCGGCCATCTACGAGAAGTACCTCGCCGCCAAGGGCAATTTCCCACACGAACAATACCAGGCCGCGGTGTTCTACTGTCGGGCGCTGCTCTCCCTGAAGAACCGCACGGACGAGGACCTCCAGAAGGCGAAGGAGGTCGCTCACACCCATATCGTGGACAACTGGGAACGGGCAGAACTCTACGCTATCCTCGGGGACATCTCCTTCGAGATGCACCGCTACGACGAGGCC